TCGCTGAGGCCGCACTGACGAACCCGGCCGCCAGAGGCGAGAAAGGCAGCTTTCGCTGCCTCAATTGGCGCCTGGCGTTCGTAGCCAAGCTGGATGAGTGTGTCCATGTCAGGCACCGTTTAGATGGTGGAGTGGCGCGAAGGGAATGTCGTCGTCGAAGCTGTCGGGCGGGGCAGCTTGTTGGTTCTGCGCTGGCCGGTTCGCCGCCTGTTGTCGTGGCTGCTGCTGCGGCCTCGACTGCTGTTGCGGCTGATTGGCCGCCTGAGGCGGCGAGCCGACGAACTTGATCAGGATGATCTTGCCAGTCAGCTTGAAGCCCTCACCGCCGCCGGTCTTGGCGTAGGTTTCGATGTGGGCGTCGTCCATGGTGAAGTAGACCTGCTGGCCCTTGAGCAGGTATGGCGCCATGGCTTCGGCCTGCTTGCCCCAGAGGGTGGCGTCTACCCATTGGGTCGGGCGCTTGCCGTCCTGGCCCTTACGGCCGTAGTCGCAGGCCAGTGCTAGGTTGATCACGGCATCGCCGCCCGGGGTGTAGCGCAGTTCAGCGTCACGGCCAATGCGGCCGACGTCAGTAAGTGTTGGCATGGGACTTCCTTAAGCGGCGATGCCGAGCACGCGGTTCATGCGCTCGTCGAGGATTTCATAGAAGGTTTTGACTCGTTCGTTCATCTTTCGAATCATCACCTCGTCACGGTAGGCCCGCTTCACGAACAGCTTCATGCCAGGCCAGTAGCTGACGAAGTCGATCCACTCGCGATCCGACACCCACAAGCCACCTTGGCACTGCGCGACGTGTTCCTTCGGGATCTCGCCGGAGAGAATCACCTCGACCTGGAACTTCGGCAGTTTGGTCTTGATCTCGCACAGGCCTTCCTCACCAATCAGCGAGTCAGGCGAGTAGCCAATGCCGTGGTTCAGGATGATTCCGACCTGCGTGGCGGTCACGTCCACCTGAGACTGGTACAGGCCGCGCGCCACACCTTCGTACTCATGCCCGCGCTCGGTGTGCCGGTTGCCCTGGAACGGGTCGGCAGCCTCGCCGGTGATGCGTTCGCCGATCAGCGTGTTCATGTAGGTGAACGCGCCGGCGCCGAAGCCTACTTCGCCCTTGCCGTTGACCAGCAAGGTGTCCAGCTCCGAGCAGGTCACGATGCCCAGGCGCAGGTCCAGCCACTCTTGAGTCCCTTGCTCTACGTTACTGATAATTTTCATTGCCTTTATCCTCGGCTGGTTTGCTGTTTTGGGTTGCCGACTTGGTGAGCATGGCCAGCACCTGGTCAAACATAGATTTCTCGACGGATGTCGGTGTGCCGTGGATGCCGGCGAAAGCGGACTTCGCTTTGTCGCTGCACTTCTCCAGCAGCATGGCGAGCTGCGCGGCCTGTGCGGAGGTGACGCGCGGAGTTACTTTGGCGCCCGGTCCGTTGCCGTCGTCGTCTTCGCCGGTCGTGGTGATGTTCAGCAGCAGGCCCGCGGTGTACCGCTTGCCGTAGCTGACGCTGGAGGCCACGGCCTGCACGCCGTTCTTGCTGCCAGAAGCATCGACCGGCAGGACGATCGAGGTGATTTCACGGTGCCCGGCCCGGTGGCTCAGCACGCCTTCAACCTCGATGCCTCGCTCGTTGCGCGGGGTGCGGAAGGTGAGGGCAAAGCCATACTTGGCCATCACCGGCTTGATCATTTCGTTGATGTCTTCCCAGAGTGCGTAAGTGCTCTGGATCCGGCCGCTCTTGTCCTTGATGCCGCCGCGCTCGCCGATCACAGGCATTTCTTCCTGCATCTGGGCGAGTGCATCGTCGTACTGCTGTTTGGCCTGCTGCGCCTGGTAGCGCTCATGCATAGCCATCAAGCGCTCCATCTTGTCGATGTCAGCGTCGGGGCTCATGGCCACCTGCTGGATGATCGACATGATGGTCGCCGACTCGGTTTGAATGGCCGGCAGGCGCTCGACCTGGTCTTTCACTGCAAGATTGCTCATGGGGACCTCAGTACTGAATTGAAATGGCGGGGATCTTGCGCTGCGCGATCAAGGTGATCGCTTGCTTTGCGCATTCCTCAGGCATGCCGCCGGCGATGAAGGCGTCTAGGGCGGCACGGTTGATGGATCGCCGGTGCGCTTCATCGCGCTCCCGGGCTTCCTGTTGGCGCACAATCTCAGCAGCGGCTGCGTCTGCTCGGCGGCGCTCATCAACGCGGGCCTGTTCGGCGGCCTGTAAGGCGCGCTCTTCAGCGGCGATCCGTTCTTGCTCAGCGCGACGCTCTGCGGCAATTCTGTTGGCTTCAGCCTGTTCCGCTGCGAGCTGGGCTTGTTCGGCCTGCAACTGAAGTTGGCGGCGTTGCAACTCGGCGGCGGCCTCTGCGTCGCGGGCGGCCTGTTCGGCGGCGCGCTGAACTGCTGCGGCTTGGTCGATCAGTTCCTGTTCGCGGCGGGCGGCGGCCTCTCGCTCAACCTGGGCTTGTTGCTCGGCTTCACGTCGTGCACGCTCTTCAGCTTCCCGGGCGATTTGCGCCTCCCGTTCCTGCTGGGCGCGCAGCTCATCTTCGGCGCGGCGCCGGGCCAGTTCCGCCTGGTCCGCCTCGTACTGTTGGCGGGCGGTGAGGGCAGCACGCAGAGCCGAAAGCGCTTTATCCTTGGCTCGCGCAGCTTCCGCTTCGAACTCCTCCCAGTCGTCGCCCAGGGCAACTGCTTCGAGCTGTGCGACTCGGTCGGCCAGGTCTTCAGCGGTGATGCCCTCCAGATCCGCTGCCAGCAACCGGATGCGCTCAATCGCGTCGTTGTGCTTGTCGACCCGGGCGTCTTCGGTGGCCTGCCACTCGTTGAGTGGTCGGCGTACCTCTTCCTGCCATGCTTCCAGTGTGTCCCGGACGCGCTTGCGCTCGGCGTCGATCTTCTTCGGGACTTCCTTCAGGTCGGCGACCAGCTTCTTGCCGACGTCATCCAGAGCAGTCTTGGAGCGGGCGACCTTGTAGGCCATCGAGGCGATCGCATCGCGGCCCTTGCGGGTGCTGATGTCCGGCGTGAAGCCGTCGATCTCGGTGCGAATCTTCTGAAGCCAAGGTTCAAGGCCCTTTTCGGTGCTGTAGACGGTGAGGGCGGTTTCTTGCGGCGGCACTACGGCCAGTTCGGTGTTTGCGGACATGGGGAATCCTTGCCGCGATGCACGCAGCGTTTGAAGGTTTGGGTTATCGAGCCTTGGCGAATGCTTGGGCCATTGCTGTGGCAGGGGTGGCACGCTTCACGACTTGTTCGGCGGCGACACATTCGTCATGGTCAAACCATCCGAAGTGGCATTGGCCAACATCGATGTTCATTTGTCCGGCAAGCCACTGATAGGCGAGCGTTCGGCTCATGCCTTCTTTCTTCATGTGGTCGTGAAAGGCTGCCTTGCTGCGGTTGCGCACCGCCCTGAGCTTGTCGTCGGCCAGAGTGCCAAGCGGGATGTCAGTGTCTGGGTGCAGCCCAACATAAGCGCTGCAGCCTTGGCAGAGATATGCGAACGGCCAATCGCCATAGCTGCGGCCGTTGTAGATTTCCGAGTTGCACACCAGGTGGACTTCGTCACCGCAATAACGGCAATCGGTCGGGGCAGGGATCGGGTTTTTCACGCGTTTGAGTGCGCGGCGGCTGACGTGAGGCAGCGGCGAGGGCGCAGCAATACGCTCGGGGGCGTTCGCCCGAGGATCGAGTGGCATGGGGGTTCCTTATTGAGTGAGCTGGCCGGAGTAGGCGCTTGCCAACATCCAGGCAGTGAAGAGCAGCAGGGCAATGGCTGAGCCGCGCCAGGTGTGGAGGAGCTTGGCGCGCTGGTAGGAGGTCATGGCCGAACCCTCACCGCGATCCGTCCGCCCTTCATGGTCGTGGCCAGACGCCGCGGCAGATTGGCGACCAGTTCGTCACGCTGGCGGCCAATCACTTCATTGAAGGGAAGGCCGAAGCCGAGAATGGCGATGCGCCGCTCGATGTCGTCGAGCTGCTCGTCGATCAGCGTTTTAACCGGTGGCGTACTCATGCGAACTCCTTGCGCTGCCTACAATGCTTCAGCAGGCGCTGGCAGTAGTGGCTGAATTCTTCGAGGGTGATCAACTGGTCCGTCATCAGGTTGGTGATGATCTGCTGAACCAGAATGCTGTTGCCGGGCGGGCTGTCTGGATGAGCGAGGCTATCCAGTGCTTCGTCGATGAGGATGTGCGGACTCATCAGTCGGCATCCTCCTGGGCTTGCTCAACGGCCAGATCAAACCAAGGTTCGACCAGCTTCAGGGCGATGTCCTGAAGATCGTGCGTACCGAGCAGCTTTTCTGCGAAGCCCTTGACGCTGCCGCCCTTGATCGCAGCGACCACCAGCTGG